TTGATTTAGTCTTATATCATCAGTCATAATTTTTCCTTTCTTAAAATTATATTATCCCAATAGCATAGGATAAATTATTTGTCAAGTCCTATATCCCCAGCGACATGATGTCTTATCATGCTACCATAAGGAAGTGTTTTAACCCACTCACTTAATTTTACCGCGTCGGTTATTTCCTGTTTTTGTTTGGCTGTCGCTTTCCAAGCAAAAACAGTATAACCCGTCCCCGCATAACAACCGCCCTTTTCTTCTTTTCCAACTTTTTTCTTTTGGCTACCATGCGCGGTAAACTTTATTATATAGTCCCTTTTTTGCCTAGCGCATAATGGCTTACCGCTACCGCAATTCTGACAAGTAATTTTTTTATTTTCTTCGGCGGGACATCTTACAAATCTAACACCCTGTATGTTATCAACTTTATCCGTCATTGTAGACGGCGCGGTGTAAGTCGTTTCACGCCCACTATTAAAACTGTTTAATGCTTGGATTACAGTATCAGCACTATAATTTATTGTTGTATGATTTTCTTCATTTTGCGGAATTGTAGCATAATCAAAATGTGAATAAGTCCACGCTTGACCTTTTTTCGGGACAGCTTTTCGCAACGCTGACAAATAGTCTTGATCTATTTCTGTTGCGGAATTGTCGCCGTCGGGATTTAACGAGCAAGTCGCGGGACAACTGCCATACATGGAACTTCCCGCCCTGTATGTCGTCGCAATCGCGCCTGTCTTTCTATTGCTCGATTGATTGATTAGTTTTAAACTCATATTATCCTTTCTAGTGAGTAGTTTAGGAACTCTTGATTACTTTGTGTAATAGAGGTTGGTATCTTTTTCAATTATAATACTCATCAAACACAATCCTCTGGCACTACCCAAGCCGTATTATCCCAATAACATGGGATAAACTAAAAGTCAAGTAAAATTTCTTTTTCTTTCGCTATATAGATTCTTTCTTCCTGTATACTTGGAATCTGGCGGTGGCACATATCCGTTTTTTACCTTGTCGCGGTACAACGCGCCAAGCACAGCATTTTTCGTCGTATCAAATAATTTTCCAATTTCGCTCATGCTGTTGTAGTTCATTAAAAATTTCACTTGATTTAATTTATCTTCCGTCCATATTTTATGTCTACCTGTCATTTTTCTATTCATCACTAACTCCACTTTCAATTCTTAATTTTTTTGCTTCTTCTTCGGATATATCAACATGATAACCCGCCAGATCAAGCAGTTCTAAAATAGTGTCCATATCATTAGCAACTAAAAGTCCTTCCTCGTTATAAATTTTATGAATTATTTCATTTTTACTCATTTTTCCTCCAATGCTCTTTCCAAGTTACTAATCGCGTTCCTTATGAACACTTTTATTTTTTCCTTTTCGTCAAATCTCTTTTTCTCTTTTAAGATCATTTTCTTAAAGGCGCGACGAACATACAAATCGGACATTTCCGATACAGGCATTTCTTCGTTTTTGCTTTTGCTGTAATAATATACTTCTTCAGTCATTCTATTTCCTCAATTGTTTCTATTTGCCAATCAGTACATTCTCGTCTGATATCTTTTTCGTCGTAACCTTTTCGTCTAAATATTTCTTCTGCTTCTTCTTTTGTATTTGCCTCAATATCAAAAGATGTTGCAAAACTTTCACTAATTAAAAATTCAAATGTTTTCATCTTCAATCCTTTCTAGTGAACTAGGGGAATAGCGCTATTCATTACAACTACACCTACTGCGATATAGGACTTTTCAGATTACCCTAGTTCATTATCCTATATAGTTGAGATAAAATAAAAGTCAAGTTATTTTTTTTCTTGACTTATATTTTAATGGGATTATATGAGAATTAAGCATTAATGCTAGATAGAAATATCGAAGGGCATGGTAGTCATATCTGTAAGTCCCTCTTTTTTTAGAAAGGAAATTATGACTGAAGAACTATTCTGGCAACGCGTATCTAATCTTTGGAAAATGATTCATAGCATTGAAGATGATTTGGTATATAAGGTTATGTGGGAAGACAAACTAAAAGAATTGATGAAAAAGCATGAGTTTTAAAATACCAGATTACTACAATCTATCAAAGCCCAAGCCAAAAGAAGAAATTCTAGTGGAACGAAAATGCAATATGTGTGGCAAATTGGCGAAAATGGGCAGGTTCGAGAGATATTGTAGTCCTCAATGCCGAAGCTCGGCAACAAGACTAGACAATACAAGTTATAGTGTGAGGATTAGATGAGATATATTATTAAACTTATTATTTTTTGGTTTCTACTTGTTTATCTTTTAATTTGGATTGAAAATGGTCAGCATTATGTTCAATCTCTTTAACCTCAACACCAATCGCTTCGCCGTTGATGATGTTATGATCGCGGATTTCCTTGAGTTTCGCTTCGAGTTCTGGTCTGGTCATATTATCCAATGAAGCTGTAACAACCTCTTTCCTGTCCACATAAAACCCAGCTAACTGACCGCGACGAAATTCAGCATTGACAGCAGGTCCCAATTGCCCATTTGTGACAGCAGTGTCCCTTAATCTAGCCAATTCCCTAGCGTGTCTAACAAAATCAATCTTGCTTGCTTCAGCATATTCCTTTTGCAAATTTTCAATTGCTTCAACAACCAAAGGAAACATTTTCGGACTCCTTAAGTTGCAGGCAATATTTGTCGCTGATTTCTCCGAATATCCCGCTTCTTTGGCACAATCAGTCGGTGTCATGCGACCATTGGACTTAACAAATAGATGAATAAAAGCCCTTTGTTTCGGTGTTATTTTATTTACATTTCCCATATCTTTTTCATTATAACACACCTTTTTAATTTTATATATATATTTTAAAAGTAAATATATATAAAATTTATCAATTTCCATTCAAAAACCTCATATAGGTTACGTAACTGAATTGTTATAAGTAACTCTATATGTAACGGTATTATTGTTATATTTCAAGAGGTTGAAGCTAAAGTTACGTGGTTACGTCATATTTGAGATATTTTTATGTTTTATATTTTTATTTACGTTTGAAAACTCTATATGAAATTAAGAATGGCGGAAAACCGCCAATGCGACACTTTGTCCATGTTCCGTGTTGCGATAACCATCAAAATAGAATACAGTACCGCCCATGAACCGCAAGGACATTATAGATCTCTACGCCGACGACGAACCCGACATGATGTTCGCCGATGGCTATGATGAGGCCATTGCCGGCGTCGTATGGGACGGCGAGCGAACCCGTGTGGTCTATACCACAGAGAAAATTTTGGCCATTCTGATGGAGCGGGACGCGATGACCTATGACGAGGCGAGCGAGTTTTTTGATTTTAATGTTGCAGGATCCTACATGGGGGTATATACACCATTGTACTTAGAGACATAGGAGAAAGAAAATGGAAATAGATCAACGATCAGACGAATCAGTCTACATAACGATAGGCGACTGGATTTTTTACATTGATAATTCTACAGACGAACAAATCGTAGAGAAGTGGAAGGAGAAAGAATGAGTACTGAAGAAAAAAGAAAATTAATTGAAGACTACATGAGCAAGTGTCCGTTCATCGAGTTTCATTCCATTGTGGATTTGAACGAGGAGACGGCAACAGTCGACATAGCGTTCGATAAGGAGAAAGAATGAACACGATATATCTGGGCCAGAGGATTCTGCACTTTGAAGTTCCCGAGGGACTTGTTGAGGAAATCAATGTTCTTTACGAATCTTGCTCTTCCTATTTAAAAAGCTTTAACGGCAACCTGGCGGGAAAGATTAAAAAAGAGCACCGAGTGGACGAAGAACTGCCGGAGAGCATCAAGAGATATTTTGAGGAAAGATTCAATGACTACTTGATGGGGGTGAGGGTCATGCGCTTTGCCCATCCATCGTCAGCGTGGATCAATGAAATGAAAGAGCATGAATACAATCCCTTTCACCATCATACAGGAAAGACCGAGACCGGACTATCGTCCGTCCTGTGCTTGAAGAAACCGGAGGACTACGGCGTCGAGATCGCACGGGAAGATGATCCGGCGAACGGCAGGCTGGAACTCGTCGGCAATGGCGGAGGAATGTTTGGCTACAATCAGCATAAGGTTGATCTGCAAGTCGGCGATCTGTATATATTTCCCTACGACATCAAGCACGGCGTCTATCCCTTTACCGGCAACGGCGTGAGACGAACATTATCTTATAACTGTGATATGAAACGATGAAAGTAAAACGGCACGAAATTATTTACAGGAAACGAAACCCGATCGCACAAGAGGTGCGGACGGAGAAGTACAAATCGCAGGTTGTGCCCGACAAGCACAAGGAAAAGAAGGAGAGCGAGAAGTGGAAGGAAATGATAAGCTACCTCAAGAGCCTAAATTAAAGTACCCTATGGCCCTTGTTGCGTGGTACGATGCCAAGGACGGAAACTCCGGGTGGCATTCGATTGAGGAGATACAAAAGGAGAAATTGGCGATCTGCTATTCGATAGGATGGCTCGTCTTAAAAAATGACGACAGAACCGTTGTCATGGCCGATTATTCCAATGAGGAAAATGCGCATGACGGTGGACGTCATATTGCAATACCATCTGGGTGGGTAAAATCGATTACCTACTTGAAACATGACTACAAGGAGAGCATATGAACATGGATAGATTATTAAAATCAGTAAAGGCCCATGAAGGGTACCGCAATAAGGTTTACCTCGACTCGCTAGGCAAAAGAACCGTGGGGGTAGGACACCTCTGCGTCGAGGATCACTGGGAGGATAATAAGGAGTATTCCGAGAAATACCTCATGAAAGTCCTAAAAGACGATTTAAAAAACGCCATAGAAGGCGCTGAGAGGCTTTGTAGCGACTGCCCGGACCTAAAGGACCTGGCAAAAGAGACCATTATAGAGAT